TGAGATGTGCCCTGGTCTTTACCAATATGTCTATTCTCAATATCGACTAATAATGCTCTAATTCTTTCTGTGATTGAGCCTAAGCTTGTCTGATTTAACTTTTCATCTTCAATATCACGATTAAGTGCATCTTTTTCTGTATCATAAAATTGAGTCGTATCAATACCAATTGACTCTAAATCTCTTAAAACAGAGAACTTCTTTAATCTATTATAATATGTATCAAATTGATGTTCATCGCTACCTTCTGCTGTTTGATAACATTGAACAACAAATTCGTAACCTTTTTCTTTTTTATAAAACTCATATTGAGTATCAAATTGTTTAATATACAAATCGATATCTTGCGGAGTTATACGTTCCACGCCATTTTGAGCCATATTAAATATGGCATAAAAGACCATTTGTTGTAATGGCTTATAAAAATCTGTCTTTACAAATGCATATCTTTCATCTTGCAATAGTAAAGGCTTGTGCATTAAACAACTTAAAACGTATAAAGACGCATTAGTATCGAACAAATCTTTCTTAATCATCGTCCGATTCTCCTTTGACATTAATTTCACTAATGTCTAATTGTTTTGGCGTACGTTTCTTGTGTTCTAATGATTTTATATTGAATATAATATTATTTTCCTGATATTCTGCTACTTTTCTGGCTTGTTCTTGTTTTGCCTTTTGTTCCTTCTCTAAATTACGAAAGTATTCCGCCGCTCTATCTTTCACAGAAGGTACAAAACTAATTCCATAAATCGGTTCGAACTTGCCATGGAATACTTCATCGTACCAAACAATACATCTTGCAATGTCTTTATAGGTCATATTATCTATCAGGACATAATTACCTATTTGACGACGAATTGTTGGAGTGATGCTTTTTAAATGCATCACTTCCAATATCAATTCCTCTAATTGTTGTTTGGTCCAATTATTATCTGCCACTTGGTGCGGCGAGTTGTTTCTTTACTTCATTAATAAAGTTATAAATACGTTGAAGTTTTTGATTGTCACTATCTAATTCAAACATACTTAAACGTTTTCCTTCAGTTGTCTTTGTGACATATTCAACGATTGCTTTACTTGCATCCTCTGGATAATCGCCTTGAACTAATGCAATTACATCATTCTTCATTTGGTTGAAACCATCTGGAGATAATACTTTAGTTTCAAATCTATCGCAGTTTTCCGCAATACCTTTATAATCTATAACTTTTTTATCTACTTCTGGTAAATCTTCACCAGCATAGACATACAAACCTAAACCGTGTCTTGCACATGCCTTAACAAAAGCTCTTTGAATTGCTTTGTTAACTGCTGTCATTGTGATTGTTGCAAGTGGAACCGCATTATTACGGTTGTCCATAACTGGCAACATTTCAACTTCTTCACGTCCTTCAATTGTTACGCCAACTTTAACATAACAAGTTTTTCCGTCTGTAAAGTATGGAACATCATTTTCAGTTGTTGTAACTGCTACTGTTTCCACTCCACCTTCATCTTTAATGGTTGAAGTTTGTGTTGTAGCAATTTTTCTACTATAAACTGTCCAAAATGCATCTGGATAAATCTTTTTAAGTTCTCCCCACGCATATGCCCAAGACAAATATGAAAGACCTACTTTACTTTTTACTTTATCGCTTACATTTATATCAAATAATGTTTTAAATACATTGTTATTATTATTTTCCATGTTTTTCTCCTAGTTGAATAAAATAATATACGGAAAAGGGGAACTTTGTCCCCTAATCCATTAAATTAAACTTGCTTGTTTATTAGAAACACGTGTCACTACTTCTTCTTCTTGAGCGCTACCACTATTCTTACCTTTTTCGGCTAATTGAACATCGGCTGCTTTGTATGCTGCAACAAGATTTCTAATAATTTCAGAGGAATACATACCATTTTCAACTGATGTGATAGGTGCGCTTCCACCTGTAATGAAGAAGTTACGTTGTCTGTTTGTAAATACTTTAATGACTGGTTCGCCAAATCCGCCTTCATTTTTACGTTCTGAACGGACTTCTGTAACGATGAATCTTAAATCACCATTAACTTGGACTGTTTGACCAACGCTATATCTGCCAACACCTGCAACGATTTCCGCGTCTGCTGGATTAATATGGAGGACAAAACGACTCATTGAATCGCCTCTGTAGTTTGCTTGACCTAAAGTTAAATCATAACGATAGATATCTCCATCTTTATTTGTTCTTTCTTTTAAGCCTTCAACTACGAATCCGCCAATTTCCCATGTACCTTCGTCATTAGTTGTTTCCGCGACACCATGAACGAAACGGCCATTTAATTTTTGAGCAGAGACCATTTGATTGGCATTTGAACTCCAGAAACGACTTTCACGAATATCACCAGATACTTCGATCTTTTTGCCGACGAGTTCACCTAATTTGGAATATTGAGTATATAAAGTACTCACTTTTCCATCTTGTGTTTTTTCATTTGCATAGAATGAAATTTCAAATTCATTCTTTGCGCCATCTAAATTGGCTTCGACGATGATGTTACCAGAGATAAATCCTTCACCATTGTCTTTTTTGTTAAGTTTTTTTAAGTCTTGACTGACTAGTCTTCCGACTACTTTGAATGTGTTTTGTTTGAGTAAATCTGCCATGTGTTTTTCTTCTTTCTCCTGTAAGGAATTTAAATTTTTTTATTAATTATTATATGTTTTTAGACACGCCACAATGCCGATCAAACATTAATTATTAATCAATGATAAATGCTCTACCGGCATCTGTTAAGACGTATGTCTTATATTCTTTTGGTTTTGTTTCACCTTTATTATTGGTGAAATCTCTGACGACTGGTTCAGCTTGTTCAACTAAACCGTGTTTAATTAAAGAGTTAAGAACAGGATAAATACCTTTAATACCTGTTAATTCAATCATATCTTTACCGACCATGACTTCGTCGTGTTCTTGCATAAAGCCTAAGACTCTTTTGCCGTTATCTGTTAATGTAATGTTTTCCATTAAATTCTCCTTGTTGATAAACTTTTTTAATTTCAATGTGGCCTTTGAAACTTTATAAAATATTATAACCTATCTTTTTCGATTGGTCAATATTAATTTTTATAAAATCGTAAGAATGGAGCGATTAGTTAAAGCGGCTCCTACAGCGGTTCGACCCTTTACAGATATCTTATTTCTTGCAACAGCAAACGTTTTACCTTGCTTTGGAACTAAATAGATATTTTCTCGTCCCGCATCGAAACGGCGCATTATAGTTGTCCCTTCTGCTACTTGTTGTCCTTTATTTCCTCTGCTATCAGTAGAGAAGTCTTGAACAGAAGTATACTTACCCTTCATATCTTTTGTTACAAAGAGTAAAATATCACTATTACTTACTACAGTCGCGGCCGCACAGTGCGTAAGTCCGCTCTTTACGCCTACGGTCAACTTAGAAGCGACAGTTAAATCCGCGATTGCTAACTTCAATACATTTTGATTACCATCAAATAACATAATAAAGTCATTATCAGTACAGAAGTCCGCATAAATTAATTCATCATCTTCCTTAATCTTCATAAGTTTTTCACCTGGTTTGGTAAACTTATAATCAGAAGCTAATGATACTTTAATATTGCCGTTCTTTGTAACAGTAATAAGTTTAGTTTTAGTTTTATCTTTTACACAAGCACCGATATATCCAGAAGATGATGCGATAGGGGAAATTTCGCCGGCAGCATTATATCCTAATATATCTTCTCTTGCATATGCAAACACCACATCAACTAATGGAGCGCCCACATTACTAATATCCACGCTATTATCAATACCATTTTGTGTTATCCTATATTCCTGTTTAATTACTGGTTTATCCGCAGTTGCGGTTGGTCTTGCATAATGGATTTCAGTTAATCTTTCATCCTTACCAAGAACCTTTTTAATTTCTTCTAAATCTCTAATTATTATTTCATAACGAGCATCTTCGTTATCAATAATATTTTTAATTTGAGCAAGAGTGTTAGTTAAATCTTGTTCATCTTTATCTAACGCCGCTAGGTCTAAACGAGATAAACGACTTAACTTCATATCAAGGACTGCATCGGCTTGTTCTTCATTGAGTTCAAATGCACTCATGATTGCCTTCTTTGCGGCCGCACGGTCTGCAGCGCCGCGGATAAGTGAAATTAATTTATCAATATCACTCATACATTTCTTCAAACCAATTACTACTGTAAGTTTATGATTGGTTGCGGCATAATCTGTCTTCGCAATTCTTAAAATACAATTACTACGATAATCAACCCAATACTTAATCATTTCTTTTAAATTAAGAACACGAGGTTCTCCATTAACAATTAAGTTTTGATTAATTTTAATTGAAGATGAAAGTTTAGTTTTATTAAATAATATCTCTAAACACTTTGCGACATCTGCGTCTTTACCAAGAGTAATAGTAATATCAAAATTCCTATCTCCAACCTTTAAAACACTAATATCTTCAAAAACATCGTACCCATCTTCAAGAACGAGTTTCTTTAATGGTTTCTTAATACCATCATCTATATCTACGCCATAAGGTAAATCATGGAATGTAAGTAAGGTTTGTTTTCCTTTTTTTGAAATATCATAATGTGCATAAACTTTTACACTACCTGTTCCGCGCGAATAGATGTCTAAAAGTTCTTCGCCATTCATAATAACACCGCCAGTTGGGAAATCTGGACCTTTAATATATTGCATTAAATCTGCAATAGAACATTCCTTATTATGAATATAATATTTAATTGCTTCACTTACTTCTGTGAAGTTGTGCGATACAAGATCACTACCCATACCGACAGCAATACCACTATTATTTCCGCATAATAAATATGGGAATTTAGAAGGTAAAGTAACTGGTTCTTCGCAAGAGTTATCGAAATTTGGGCGCCAATCGACGCAATCCATTTTAATATCTTCAAGCATAAACATGCCAATCTTTGATAATCGACACTCTGTATATCTTGATGCCGCGGCGCCATCGCCTAAGATGTTACCGCAGTTACCTTGCATTTCAACTAACGGATAACGTAATTTCCACCATTGACTTAATCTTACAATGGCTTCGTAAATGGACGAATCACCATGAGGGTGATATGCGCCCATTACATTACCAACTACTTTTGCGCTTTTAACGGTAGGTTTATCACTATAAAATTTACTTTCATACATAGACCATAAAATACGTCTATGAATAGGTTTTAAATTATCTTCTACACTTGGAATCGCACGGCTTTTAATAACACTATTAGCATAGATAAGAAAGTCTTGTGTACTTTTTTCATCTATAAAACTCATGTGTTATTCGCCTTTCTTTTCTGCTTGTTCTGCTTGTTGTTTTGCGACTGCTTCTGCTTCACGTTCAGATTGGATAGCATAAACTTCGCTTAAAGTTCTTTTTGCACCTTCAAAGTCTACAACTACTTGATCTTCAACTGCGGCTAAACGTTGATTAAGAACGTTTAAAAAGTTAACTAATACAGTTAAAGGCATATCAGGTGTTAATTGAACATCTTTCCAACTTTGGATTTTCTTTTCTTCTGCCATAATATTTTCTCCTTATTTATATTATATAGTATAATTTCCTTTTAGACAAGGAATTCTAATTCTTTTCAACTTTTTTTGGAATTGGGATATGTTTTCAAGTAGAACCCAAAGCTATTTTTTCAAAAGCTGAGAAACTAATACGATCTTTATAATCTTGAT